GATCGTTCTTGGTCTGCAAGAGTTCTTAAAAAGGCCACGCCAGAGCAGAAAGCCATGGCTCGTGATGTAATTGGTGTTCCAGAAGATATGAACATGGGCGGTATGGTCCGTGATGAATTAGGTTACATGCAAGGCGGCATGGGATACACTCCACGCGGCCCTATAAAATACTCTAAAGGAGGCGCGGCGAGAGGAAAGAAATACAGCGGTAGTTATTAATGGCAGACCCAACGACCTTTGCATATTCTTTGTTGAAGAGTATCCAAGGCCGCATAGAATTAACCCAGGACGCTATTCTACACGGTTCTCCGAAAGATATGGAATCGTACAAGCATCTCGTCGGAGAGCTTAACGGATTAGAGTTTGCAGAACAGGAGATTAAAGATCTCCTGCAATCTTCGGAGGAAGAATGACAAAAGCCTTGTATGTCCCCGACCATGTCGCGGAAACCGCTAAAGCCACGTCCAAAGCGTCTGTGGCTTATATTAATAAGAATGAAAAAGTTCTAGACCCTTCCTTAATTGATAAAGACCTTAAAGAACGCCTACCGCAGCCTACCGGCTGGCGTCTTCTGGTCATGCCTTATATGGGTAAGGCTGTGACGGAGGGGGGTGTTCATATTCCAGACGCCATTATAGACCGGGAGGCCCTTGCTACGGTTGTTGCTTATGTACTTCGGGTGGGTCCGTTGGCCTATAAAGATGCTGCTAAGTTTGGAGATGCTTTAGATACATCTTGGTGTGCCGAAGGCGATTGGGTATGCATAGGACGCTACGCGGGCGCTCGTTTTAAGATTGAAGGCGGAGAAGTCCGTATAATTAACGATGACGAAGTTATCGCTACTATTTTGGAACCGGACGATATCAAGCACATTTGATCGTTTGGTCTTTTAGAAAGAAGAAAGAGACCATGGGGGATAAACCATGCCTGATGAACTAGAAGAAACCGCTGTTGATGTCGGTGACTCGGAAGAAACTTCTACAGATATAGATGTCATTCCAAGGGAAACCGAAGAAGATCAAGAAACCGAAGTAAAAGCATCCGCCTCCAATGAGGAACTAGAAGAATACAGTTCTAATGTAAAAGGTAGGATTGATAATCTCACCAAACGTTTCAGGGAAGAGGAGCGTCAAAAGAAAAGCGCTATAGAATTTGCTGAGAATGTCCGTAAGGAGAATGATAGTTTAAAGCACAGGCTGGGCAGCCTAGACCAAAGCTATATGGAACAATTTGAAGGCAGGGTTGACTCACAACTAGAATCTGCCAAGAAACTTTTGAGAGACGCCCATGAGATGGGCGATGTCGATCAAATTGTTGAGGCGCAAGAGGCTCTATCTGATCTTACTATTGAGAGATCACGGGTAAAGGTCGCGAAGGCTAATAAAGCGCCTGAAGCACCGCCGCCTGAAGCACCGCCGCCTCAAGCACCGCCGCCTCAAGTTGCTGCGGATCCGCGAGCAGAAGAGTGGGCGAGCAGTAATAAGTGGTTTGGCGCGGACGAAGTTATGACATATGCGGCTTTCGGGCTTCATAGACGCTTAATTGAGGACGAAGGCTTTGACCCGTCCTCGAATGATTACTACGATGAACTTGACAAACGGATGAGACACGAGTTTCCACAGAAATTTGGGTCTGGTCCCAAGTCTAACGGGGGGAGAAAGGTCGCGTCGGCCGAATCTTCCAAATCCCGCAACAAGAGTGGACGAAAAACTGTGCGGTTATCAGCCTCACAAGTTGCTATCGCGAAGAGGCTTAATGTGCCTCTTGAAGAATATGCAAAATATGTGAGGGACTGACCATGACTATTGAGAACACAACTCGCGAAAAGTCTACGAGAACGCCTAGAGCCAACCAAACTCGTGCAGGGCAAGCACGCAGAGAACCTTGGAAGCCCCCGTCCGTGTTGGACGCACCGCCCCCTCCAGAGGGTTACAAACATCGATGGATTAGATCTGAAGTAATGGGTTTTGATGACCGTAAAAACGTGGCAGCTCGCTCCCGTGAGGGTTGGGAACTGGTACGTGGTGAGGAATACCCAGATTTTGAGATTCCGACTATTGATGATGGTAAACACGCTGGTGTCATAGGCGTTGGTGGTCTTTTGCTTGCAAGAGTTCCGGTTGAAATCGTTGAAGAACGTGATGCTTACTTTCGCAACATGACAAACAACCAGATGCAGGCTGTTGATAATGATCTAGCTCGCGAACAGCATCCGGTAATGCCGATCAATAAACCTGATCGACAATCTCGTGTAACTTTTGGAGGTCCTCAAAACGAGGACTAGGAGAAAATTAAATGGCTAATATTAATGGAAGTTTTGGCCTACGTCCCATAAGTAAATTGGGCGGAGGTTCAAATTCCACTGGTCTTACCGGATATACTCCATATGAAATCGCTAATGGCAACACTACCAAGCTTTACCATGGTCAGATCGTTATCCCCCTTGCTTCGGGGTATATTGACGCTACGGGTAATGCCGCTGGTGGCACGGTTAGTCATCTAGGCGTTTTTCAAGGATGTGAGTATGTCTCTAGCACCACTGGAAAACCCGTTTGGAGTAACTACTGGCCCGGATCTGGGGCAGACAGCAACCATCCGGTTAAGGCCTTTATCAATGACGACCCTAGTCAGTTGTATGTAGTTGCAACTGACGCAACGTGGACAAGTAAAGCAACTGCGCGCGCAAGTGTGTTTTTGAACGCTAGTACGTCTACGGGTATAACGGGCACCGATGCTACAGGTGTTTCGCTAGGCCGTTTGGCTATTAGTACTCTGGCAACAACCAATAGCTTGACGCTACGAGTTATGGGTTGGGTTGAAGATCCTTCAAATGAGGATTTTGCAGCCGCTGGAATTGGTGCAATCGTCAGGTTGAACAACAGCTTTAATGCGCCTACGGGTTCCATTGCTGCTGGTACTGTTTCAACTACTGGCGTATAGGAAAGGATTGAAAAATGGCTATTAGTAGAGCCCAACTAGCAAAAGAGCTAGAACCCGGACTCAACGCCCTTTTCGGCCTTGAGTATGCCCGGTATGACGATGAATCTGCGGAAATCTATGACACCGAATCTTCAGAACGCGCTTTTGAAGAAGAGGTTATGTTATCCGGTTTTGGGGCAGCGCCCGTAAAGCAGGAAGGTTCCGCGATTACCTTTGATGACGCCCAAGAGGCGTATACCGCACGGTATACGCATGAGACTATTGCGCTTGCTTTCTCCATCACGGAAGAAGCAATCGAGGATAATCTCTATGATCGTCTTGCCTCTCGCTACACGAAAGCTTTGGCACGCAGTATGGCCAACACCAAACAGGTGAAGGGTGCTGCTACGTTGAACAACGCTTTTGATAGTGGGTTCACAGGCGGTGATGGTAAGGAGCTTTGTGCTACAGACCATCCTCTTGTAAACAATGGGACGCTTCGTAACGAGCCGGCCACAGCGGCTGATCTGAACGAGACAAGCCTTGAGAATGCTCTTATTGACATCGCAGCTTTTGTTGATGAGCGTGGACTTAAAGTTTCGGTTCGAGGACAAAAGTTGGTTATTCCTCCGAATCTTCTACTCTTCGTCCAGGCACTGCCGATAACGATATTAACGCTACGCGGAACATGGGTATGCTCCCGCAGGGTTACACCGTTAATCACTATCTGACTGACACGGATGCATTCTTTATTAAAACAGATGCTCCTCGCGGATTCGTTCACTTTGAACGTATGCCGATGTCTACGAAGATGGAAGGCGACTTTGATACAGGCAATGTACGGTTCAAAGCCCGTGAGCGTTATAGCTACGGTTACTCTGATCCACGTTGTGTGTACGGGTCTCCGGGCGCATAAGAAAAAGGGGGAGGTAAAACCCTCCCCCAACTTATTTCTGGGAATTACTAGCCCTAGCGACTGTCCCAGCAGACGCTTACGAAGACTCTAGGGCCTATCTCTCGTAAGGAGAACACAAAATGGCTAACACAACATTTAACGGCCCAGTACGTTCCGAAAACGGATTTGAAGACATCAGCATTGCTGCCGT